TGAAGCGCCAACCGCGCTATGTGCGCCCACACCTACTGCATTTAAATCAGCTTCTATTATGGTAGGGCCAGCCACTACCGCGTAGCGTCGCGGTGCATCCCATCCGAAGAACGGTCCCAACGGGACATGATCGGCGACCGTGGCGCCAGTCACAGTCCCGGCATTGCCATTGCCAGATAAATCAGGTTGCGTTCCCGTGCCGTTGTAGCCAAAGATATAGGCGGCTTTCGCTTCCGTGAAACGCATATAATCGAGGAATCGAAACTGGAGAGATTGAATCTCCGCGAGCGATAGAATCCGGTTGATGTAGAGCCCCGTCGCGATGTCGCCGACTAATCCCGTCGTTGCGGACAGCGGGGTCACAACACGCTGACCCCAGCGCAGGGACCCGTCCGCGTCACTATTCGTTCCCCCAATGCCAACGGTACGCACGTTGTACGAGACCTCGGTGGCGAGGGCCGTCAACGTGCCCTTGTAGATTCGTGGTCCATCGGCCTCGCTGTAGGTCCCGACGACAAACATCCATTCATTTTGGACTACGGTATTCGCTACGCTCTCGGCATTGGCCGCCGTCGTGGCGCGATTTATACGCCATCGCAGACAGTCTTGAGGGATTCCTAAAGCTGAAAGCCACGCATGGTGAAGGTCCTTCGCGTTCCCGGTTGTTGAACTCTTGATACCAATGCGGCGCAAATCCCCGTCTGCAGCGAGTGTCGTCGCGCGACACCACGAGAGCAACGTAAAGGATGTCCAATCGTCAATGGCGGCCGCAGAGCCGCAATCTATATACTGATTGGCCACCGAGCTATCGACGTGTAGCGCCACAGTCTAGGCGTCCGCGTACTCGAACATCAGCGAATGCACGGTCACCGCAGCGGCGATCGTATCGACTCCCGCACCATCTTCGCGAGTGAAGTAGAATTCGACGATATCCCCCGCAGCAAGGTTAGCATCCGTCAGAGTAACCTCGGCCTCCATACGCTCGTCAGTCGCTGACGGCGCAGCGTCAGTCACAGTCAGAGCCTCTTGAAACGTCGCTTGATCGAGGGACTCGGTATCGTTGCCGCCAACTGCCCTATAATCGAAATCAAACTTCACGTTCCCGGTTATCGCGGTCGTAGTCCAGCGAAATTTGATCTTCGCGCCACTCACGAAGTTCGCGGGCACCTCGAAGGTCCCGTAGACTCCGTGAGCCTCGCTGGCTCCAGGATTATTGAGAACCAGAACAAGATGCTTGAACAAATCGTTAGTTGCCTTGATCGAGTATGGCTCAAAGAACGCCCGCCCAGTGGCATCCGGATTCGTGTGTGCCCCGAGAATCGGAATCCGATGAGTAGCCATTACCCACCCCTCTCAAACTTCTGCGCAAGCCATCGCTTGACGAAGATCGCAATCTGATTATTCGTCGGCGTAAATCCAACTCCACCGGCGGCAGTGAGAATCGCTGTCCTCAAAGCTGCACGATTAACCTCGAACCAATCTTCGATGGACTGGCTCATGGCGTTCGCTTGCGCCTTGGTATAGTTGATGACGAGCGAATCGCGCTCACAATCTCGCTGGAGCGTCGTCAGTTGAACAGGGGTCAGGATCGCCATAGTAGCTCCTCTTATATTTACTAATCTTCTGTAATCGTACTCGTAGTCTTGATCCGTGGAATCACGCCGACAGCCATCGTTATGTTCGGTGTTAGCGTGCCTTTGTAGAGTAACTTGTTAGCTACGCCAGTTCCAATCGAGGCATGTGTAATAGCACCACCAGGCGCTGCCGTGCATTCTCCAAAATCAATGTTAGCCACTGGCGAAATAGAGTTACCAGTGATAGCCCAGCCACCTGAGGTGCGCGCCACTGCCACGCGAGCATAGCCAGTGTAGGCAGTCTCATTCGTAGACTGGTCGCCGGCTTCGCCAGGGTCCGCGGTATGCAGCGCAACTGTCAACGTAGTGGCAGGCGAAGTCGCGTCGTTCTCCGCAAGATCAGCAATGGCTACTGCTTGGAAGATCAGTTTGAGAATGTCAGCTTCGAACGTATTACCCTTCGACATTTGTGATCTCCTAAGCTAGTGCATGCTTGCGCTTTAGTTCTGCTAGCGCAGTAGTCAGATTATCCAATTCGGTACGCTTCATCAAGATGTGAGCATCTAACTCTTTCTTGTGTTGCGTCGCCCGCCTGTCGGCTTCTTCGATTCTGCGATTGATTGCTAGCAACGCTACGCGTTGCTCATTGATTGTACGTTGGAGTGGTTCTGACTCCGCTGCTAATGCTTTACGCGCTTCGCCCTCGGCAACTACTAACTCTTGCTTACGCTTCTCGTAGGCTGGCTCTAGCTCCGCTAGCTCCGCTCGCGCAGCGACTACGCGCATTTCTAGTCCCGGCAATTCCACACTAACTACCTGGAAGCGTTTGATAACTTCGCCGACGCGCTTCCGCGCAACGGAGAATTGCGCCCACAAACTCTCCATTGTACGCTGTTCTGCGTCTATCTTACCTAGTAGCGATAGCACTTCGTTGTCGGACATGTCTGGCATGATTATCTCCCTAACAACTCTTCGAGCATGTAACAGATTTCAACTAGCGTACTTGCACATTTGTCGGTGCTGACGGTGCCGGATTGACAGTCACAACGGACTGAACTACGAAAGGGAATACAGGGGTCCTCACACTAATGTTACCCGAAGTATCGAACGCTGCGATCTGCGTATAATGCTGCTGCACAGCTATTGCCGCGCATGACCACACCACGCGCGATCCTGCTACTGGCGTTGGCGATGGCGCAGCTACTTGCAGTGTCGGACCGGATGCTATCACGTCGGCGGCAGACGTGCCAAGATAGACATGATAACCAGCGAGATCAGTCAGTGGCGTGCCATCCGCATTAGTCGTGGGCGCATTCCAAGATAGTTCACAAGTAGCCTTATTTACAACTGGGCCTTCGGCGCGCGCTGCGCGCGTTGCGCCGAACAACACGAGTACGCTAGTGATAGCGACAGCTAACTTACGCATTGCATCCTCCTTAATCAGTCGCATCATCGGTGATGTCAACCCACGCGCCGTATCCAGGGTTAGTTGGCGACATGAAACGTTGCACGCGAACTGCGATAGTCCCACTAAACGTCTTCTGACTATGTGCGTTAACCCACGTTCCGTCTGCGACCTTGGCTTTCGCGCGTGCTTCCGCTGCTGCTAGCGTTGCGAATGCTGCCATTGTTCTGGTCCCCCAAAGAAGTTATGTGTCCAACCACGTGTACTACGCACCACCGCTTTGAAGTCAGGTAAGCGTTTCATTTCGTGCTCTAACTGTTGACGCGTGCCCTCGTCATTACCATTTGTACCTAGACCGTAGCCGAAGTCAGGGCGTGGACACGCCTCGAAGAATCGCGGCCATGGCATCCCAGGACAACCACACAAAATTATTTGCGAAGCACCCATTATGTACGCAATCTGCATTGCGAAATACCCGGAGAGTGCAAAGCACGGCGTTAGATTGGACCAAATATGTTGTATATGAGGACGCATGTCTACGGAATGAATTTGTGGGTCAGTAGGACGTGGATGAAGCCAACGCGCGGCGCGCCATACTCCGAGGTTATCAGCGTGGAGTGAAATCCAATGCTCTGCATCTGACATGTAGATGCCAACTTCATTGACTGCAAACACTACCGGCGCCTCGACTAACTGACGTTTAACGTCTTCAACTTCCGCAAAAACACCCCGCGCGGAGCCCGCAACTATCGCAACGCGACCTTCCAGGGTTCCTATCAGATGCGCTACGTTTCCCGTCCCCGCGTATCCGCGTGACGTCCACGTTGCACCATAAGTTCCCATAGAGGCCGCGTTGCGAATTGTCACAGGCTCTACGCGCCTGGCACGATTAGGAAACAGCCACGGAACACCTTACCAACGACCGGGTTTGCGACAGCATACTGCGCGAGCACGATAGTATCGGCTGTCGGCTTGTAGTTCTGCCCCGCGAACGCAAGTACGTTGTTTTGCAGTAGTGCAGTAGCGATTGGACCGCCCGCGGCGGTGTAGAGTTCTGTTGCGACCATGTAGCGGTCGATGTCACCAGAGTCACCGATTGACAGCGTACCGTTAACACCAGCCGAGGCCCACACGTCATTAGCACTAAACAACAATGCAATGACCATGCAGTTCGCTGGTAGCACACAGAGGTTGACTTCGTCTGAGACGCCTGCTGACGCGCCGCCGAGTTCTCCAGACACGACAGTATGCGAGAATGGAATCGGTTGTACTTTACCGAGACCATCGCGGCTATCGACAGTCAGATACAGATTTGTATGCTTACGCGCATACAGCGCAGAGTCACGGACTGCCATTTTGGTTTCCTCCTTTCCCTTTCTTTCTTAGTTCTCTAGCACGTTGATTCGCACAACACCAGCTTCCCAAACACGGACAGCGGCTTGCATCATCACCTGCCGTACTTGGATGGAGTTGTTCAAGTCAGCGCGCTCATTGATCTTCGGTGCACCGATTGGCCGTCCGATTGACAGGCCAAGGGCGCCACGCGCGAATGCGATGTTACCACGGTTCGTACCACTGATAGGAAGCATCCGTTGTAGCACTGCCTTTGCGGAATCGACAACGTCTGAGATTTCGATGAAACGGAAGCCTTCCCAGTCGATCCCATTGATGGTACCCATATCGTGAATCTTGTGGCGCGTGAAGTCTGACGATGACGCTTGTGTGATAGCGAGGAAGTCGCGCAACTGACCAGGGCCGTAGAGCCAGATACGCTCTCCCATACCACTCGGTACGCTACCTTTGGACAACAGCTCCGCTACATTGATGACGTCTGCCAACACTACTGCGACGCCAGTACCGATAGTGTGTGCTGACAGCAGCGCCTGCGTGCCGTAGGTGATGACACCGGAGCCTGCGCCTACGCTTGCCACGCTCGCGTTACCAACGCTAGCGTCGATCAAGTGCTTGTCCGCACGGCGCCCTAGCGCGTACACGATTGTATTCAAGTACGCATTCTGTGGGTTGACCATGCTGCGTAGCGTATTCTCGTCGCTGACAAGCACCGCTGCGTCGGAGGATTGAAGTGTAACGGCGCGCCGCGAGTGCGGCGGGTTTAGGAGTTTCGTCTGACCGAATGCGTCGATAACGTCGTTTGCGATGACGTTACCGAGGCGCTCGTGATGGTCGATTGCTGCTGACACATCACGATGGACCATCCCTGGATCTATGAGTCCCTCCAGGAGCGATCCTTTCTGCTGGTACGTTAGATTGAGCATATCGTGGAAGCGATATACCCACGCTTGGTCAACTGTGATACTCATTTTACCCTCTCCTTTATCTCCTGTTTAGCGGAGAGGGTATCCGGCTTGCGCCGGGCCTCGCCTACGACGCTAACGCGCGTCGTATGCGGCACTTCGTTATGTCAGGCTCTCGTGCTAAGAGGTACTGACACTTATGCTACTACTTACGCTCCTCCCGTGCCTTGTCGTAATGCTTAGACACAACCACCATTGGCATTCCCACGATCTTCATGGTATGCTCTTTAGAGATCCCACGCTTCGCAGCGTTCTTTATCGCCTCTACGATGCGCGGGTGTTCCACGCTCACGCCTCGGTACTCTGGAGCTTGTGGATTTCTTGGATCGCTCATTTGTTTACCAACCGTTTTTCATCCATTGATATTAGCCTATAATTCCTTTCAAATGTTTCTTTAGGAGACCAAGACCTGTAGCCATCCTCGTATTCTACTGCATAACCGTCACGACCATCTTTAATTTCTTTCCAAGCAAACACGATCTTAGTTCCTATATAGGCAACACTCATTATTTATACTCCTTCATCCCCATCGCTGCCTTATGCTTCTCAGACATCATTATCGCTATCGCTTGCTTCCTACTTTTCACTTTCTTTCCACTTCCAGACTTCAACGTACCCGCCTTAAACTTACTCATTACTAACTTCCAGGGCATCTAACTAACAGTTAGCTGCCCCGGGTATGCCTTTTTGTACATCTCGTCGATCTCTTGCATCGTCTTAGGATCTTGCTTCTTGAACAAGGCATATTTTGGATGTGTTGTGTCGTTCATAATGCGCGATAGCTCACTACGGACTTCGTCGCCGGTTGCACCACTACCACCACCGCCGGCCTTAAGTTGATCCGCGAAGCTAGCATCAGACTTTGCAAATTGCGCGAGGCGCGCCACTATCCCCAAGAACTGTGGATGATTACCGATACCTGTTTCCGCTAGGAACGCTGCATCCTTCGCATCTTTGAAAATCAAGGGTGTGAAGCGCTTAGCATCTTCCATAACTTCATCGAACTTATCGCCAAACTCACGCTTCAGCGCAAGCTGTCCTTCCTCGTAAGTTGTATTGAATTCTGCCACGCTGGCGGAGAATGCTTCGCGATGTAGCTCCAATAGCTCTGACATTGCAGCTTTTGGAATGCCATGTTTCACACCAATAGCACCAAACTTGCCGGCGCGTTCGTCACTCCAAATCATACCCTTCGGCATTTCTTCCGGCTTCTTGATTTCGTACTCTTCTGGTTTTGTAGGCGGGCGCGTCAATAAACCAGCATCGTAGAGTTTCGGCAGGTGTTCAGTGCGCCACGCGGCTGCCGCCTCGGGTGTTTCCGCTTTCTTTAGCGATAGACGACTACCTAGTTCTTTGTGTTGGGCAAAAGCACGATTCACAAAGTGACCGAGGTCTGGCGATTCTTTAACGAATGGATGGTCACGCATCGGTACTTTCACGCCACCATCGCCGTCGTATGTTAGATTCTCTGGGATATCAAGCGGCCACGCCATTAGCGTTCTCCTGTTCTACTTTAACTTCGTATTTGTTAGGATGCTCTGCAAGATCAATATTCATTAGAATATCGTGGACTACGGAGCGTCGCGCATTGTGCGCGGCTAATGCGATTGGATCGCTGCTTTCGCAGACGGTGCAATAGATGTTGTCAATTAGATGTTGTAGAACGCGATCACCGTACATCGTCTGGAATGTCATACGATAGGCTATGACTAGACCTGGATCTTCGTTACGCCATTTATAAGTCAACCAACGTTGTAAGCGCCGAAACGTCATGCTTGTTTACCACCCGGCAACGTCTTCATCATTGGCCCTAATTTACCAACTGCGCCAGCAGCTTTCTCAGCGCGCTCTAGTTGCAAATCAGTACGATCTTGCTCCGCCCGCGCAGCGCGAATGGCGTCAACTTGTTTGCGCGACGAAGTCCATTTCGCTGGCACTCCTCGGATTCGCATAGTGCCCTGTGCGAAAGCATCGTCATCTACCCAATCTAAGATTTGCGGCTTTAGCTGCGCGAGCGGCGCCATGTCGTTTAGCGCGAATGCCATGCTTTCGGCGTCGCCGGAGCGTTGCGCCCGCGCTAGCGGGTTGTCGAAGATTACATCTATGTTACCGTCGGATTGGAATACGATAGGTGGAGGCGGTGGTAATGCACGAGCCGCCATCTGTGCGTCCCACGCAATATCACCAATACGATAGAGCCATTCCCACTGTAGGCGGCCGTACACAGGGCCTATCAGTTTGAACAAAAGATTGATCTTCTGGGCATACTCGAACGCCGTCATTTCCGACTTCTCGATCTCTAGCAGCTTTAGGATATGATCAATATAGAAGATTTGACGAATGCTCGCACGGAGGTTCTCTTCGTTAATTTGTGCGACTTCAGGATTGGAACCAGTCTGATATGGCATTACGCTTTGGCGTATATCTTGACCATGCGTATTGATACTAGTTGGGCCTCCTGGGACCAATCGCAAACTGCCAATCACACTATCGTGCCTATGAAGCACAGGCGGCCGTATCTTCAATGCCCAATCTTCAAGTGACATACGCTTCGCACTGTTTAACGTCCAGGTATCAGGAAAAGCGATATCGCCTCTGCCGCGTCCATAAACGTCACCGTCAGTGCGCTGGTGACGCGGAACGGCCGCCGGAAATACACGATAGCCACTCTCCTGGATGATGTGCTTACTGTCGTACTCAACCCAACACGAAGCCCAAGGCATCCCTTTTGCGCCATAACCGGAATCACTCTTAGGACGTGGATAGATGCCATGAATCACCTTGAATGGGCGATCGCGTTCACCGCCAGATAACGCTGCGGTTACACTTTGCGGAAGCGTCGCTTGACTGTTGTCTTTCCAGCGTTCTTCTATCATACCTGCCGTCATTTGGTAACGACGGAATAGCGTGTGAACTGTGCCGTCTGCGCCTTCTTGTACTAGGAAACGACCGGTTTTGATGGAGGACCAATAGAAACCACGGAATCCGCGTAGCGTGAGATTAACTGGTTGTGGCGCTTCCTCCCCGATAAGTGCGCCAGTACCGAAGCCACCCCAATCAATCAATGATTCGGGTCCCTCAGCATAGAATGGCGAAGCCGCCATGCGCGTTAGCGTTATATTTGTGCACTCCTCCAACCATTCGCGCGTCTCGTCATCGTCTGCCACGCGCGGATCACGCATGGCGTAACCCATCCATTGCTGTCCTGGGTTGATGACATGACCTGCTACGAAGTGCGCCATTAGCTCTGCGGCCATTAGGGTGGTACTGTCATAGACTCCACGGGTTATCTTGTCGCCTGTAGCGAGCACGCCAGTTATACCGACGCGCGACGGTGCAATGTACGGCGCCATACGCTCGTGGCGCTCCGCGTGCGGCCCGTACTCTCGCTCGAGGCGTTCGTACCGTTTTACGAATTCTTTACCGTCGGCTGGCATTAACCAAACCTAACCAAACCAAACCATCCCACACTTCTATGATCCAAACGTTGACAAACGTCGTACCGTGTCGTCAGACATCATGTCGCGTGCGATAATAGTAGAGCGAAAGCCACGCGCGGTACGTCGCCGGCGCAGTGCCTCGGCTGCCGCTTCCTGCACCTCTTTATCTTCTTCTTTAGGCGGCTTTGGTTGCTCGCGCGGCCGTGGCGCACTACCGCCACCGAAACGCCGTCGCTGTTCCATACCGAAGCCATTTTCAAACACTAATGCCCCCTGCTGGTTCACGAGGGTCGAAGGACGATTCGACCTTAACTTCACGTCCCTGCCACGACTCAAATACTAGCGGCTCGAAGCCACCCTCAACGCCAGTGCGTAGGCTGTCCGCAGCGTGGCTATGTTGATCGTGCTTCGGTGTCACACTAAATACTTTGTCGTCGTCGTCCCACTCGCGTGCGTAGCGTCGCAGATGTTCGATGCCGACTGCGCACTTATTGGAGTCGAAATAAAACGTAGGAAATGCACGTCGTACAGCGTCTATTGACGTTTGCAGCGATGCGGTGCGTTGGCAGGTGTGGACGTTGCGGAAGCCCATTTCCGAAAGATAGGCTTCATCGCCGCGCGAGTCCCACGGTAGTACTATACGTCCGTAGATGTATGGCTTCTGTTCTCGCATCACATGTACTGCGTGGCGCATGTCCTTCTGGACTACTTCGTAATAATCGATGAAACGTGTGGCCCCGCCGTAGCGTTGGTAGAACCACATTGACATTTTATCGGATTTGCCAACGTCGAAGATGACGCCTACAGGGAGGTTTACGATGTAGGGGACCGTGGTGATTCGCGCCTCGGCATCCGCCGTCAGCATCAAATCACCATAGATCGTACCATGCTGGAAACCGGAGAAGTCGCACCAATATTCTTGTGCAATGAATTCTGGTCGTTGGCCGTCGCGGCGGAAACTTTCGATTTGCTCTACTGTAACTACTGGCGTGCCATCTTCCCCGGCAGCGTCGCGCCTCGTATCCTCCACTGTTAGTTTCTGAACGTACCAGCCCAGGAGGTTATCATAATTGAACTGATTCTTCAATGCCGCGGTGTAGATATCATGACCTTGGTTGAAGCCGTTTGGCGTGTACGCTAGTATCTCCCAACCGCCGTTCTCTGCAATGACTGGAGATAGCGTATCGCGCGCATCCTTCATCTTACTACCATGCGCGTACTCTGATAGCGTATAACCCAACGGATTGGGTCCGCGCATTCGCGCGACGGCTTCGTCGTCATCGCAACCCATTAATTGATAGAGAGAACCATTGTTTAATTCTATCTGCATTTCCTTGTCATCGAGGCGTTTCACAAACTCTCGTGGGAAGCACGCCTCGATCATTCTAATGCTACGCTCTACGCCGTTGACACGCTCCTGGATAATGTTATCCCAAAAGTCACGACGGCCTTGGTTCAGAGATGGGAATACATGGAAGTAGACGCCGACGCGCAGCAGCATTTCTTCGAATGCAAACGTTGCGGCATTGCGATCCTTGCCGCAGCGCCGGTGCCATAGACATAGGAAGTGACGGCAGCCTGCCTTGCGCGCTACGCGGACGCCACGTTGATAGCTGCGTGCCCGGAAGAATACGCGTTCGTTTGTACTCATACTATACCCAATTGTTTATGGCGATTATGGAATGCTTCTGTCATAGTAGTTTGAAAATGCTTAGCCCATTTCATTGTAGGTTCGTACAATATTGCTGCTTCATATTGTCTACCATTAATAGAATGTGTTACCATTGCTTGTACAGCGTAACCACAGTCTAGGCGTATCTCAAATCTTATGAGCTCGTATTTCTTACAATATGTACAATAAATGTAGGGAACAGATGGCTCTACTGTTTGTGGAGTTACTGCAATAGGTAAAGCCACACCAGCCTGTAATAGTGCTACTGTGGAAATGCAGCCCTGTAGAAAATGTCGTCGATTCACGCTAGTCTTCCATCATCAACGAAGTTGCCACTGACTTCCTACGCTTCGTATCGAAGAATGTACCCGGTATTAGTAATGGAGTCTTGTCTTCACTAACATCGCTGCTTTGACTTAGCTTCTTCGCTAGTTCCCCAACTGTCGTAACACGAAGTCCAGGCTCCGCTATACCTTCTTTACGGCTAGTTGTTAACATTTCGCCAATTTCTTTCACTGTCATAACTTCCAATGGCTTGTTACAGTTTGGGCATGAGGCACTCACTTCGGCACGCTTCGCGTTTCTACATTTACAACTACTGTAAACGTCGCGCTGGCGCCACACGGGCAACGAGTACGCTGCGTGAATGGATCATCGGAGTATGCTTCAATATAAGGTGGAGGGTAGTGTGTAATGTGTTGCACCAACCACTCTTCCATAGCACTGGCGCGCCGTAGCGTGGCTGCCCACATTAGACGGCCGAATACACTATTCATCTTCTGCAAATAACAGTTTGAGAATCTCCGGCGGTGTACGGCCGGGTCCTCGTGGCACACGAATGCGTTGCGGCGTTGGCTCTGTCTCCGCCATGCCAGTAGCCAACGCCGCAGGCGTCATGCCAGACGAGCTCGCGATCTCTAGACTTTGCACTACTTCATTATGCACCTCCTTTTCTGGAGGCGGGGCTGCTTGCCCCACGCCAACTCCAACTACGATTCTATAGATTCCAGTTACTGGATCTATCTCTAGTGCTACAGCAGTGGATGGTGGACGCTGATCGCGTTCTCTAACGTAGGCGCCGGCTATTGACAATACTTTGTCGATAGCACCGAGGCGCGCCCCGTTATCCGCAACTGTCCGTTCGTCAACTACTTGTCCCTGGAACGCGAAGTGCTTCGTTGTTTTTGCGGTAAGCTGTGCGTCCAGCTCACGAAACGTCTTCTGTAGCAAGTCGGGAGGAACTGCTACATTTGTCCATAGACGCTCACGGACGCGGTCTACACTGAAGGCGAGGGTTTCGCGGCTATTGACCATTACCAATAGCTTTGTCGTAGATGTATTTTAATGGAGAATTACCACGAAGTGCAGAGCGCGGACGCCCCGCGCGGGCGAAGCGTGACTCTGCCTTAGAATGGAACGTCATAGCCCGTATCTGTAGAATCTGGGAAGTTGTCAAAAATCCTTCTTCGTAGCCTGCTATCGCAGTACCGCGATGCCCACTACGGCGATAGACACGCGCTATTTCTGGATGTTTACTCAAAAATGCGTAGAGTGCTGCCATGCTAGGCATCGGAATCATCTCACATGCCGTCTTTAGATTATGCAGTCCTTCTATTACCTGTGTTTCGATGACACCCTCCGGCTAGGCTTCGCCTAGCTATGCTACACTACCATGCTGCGCCCCGCCTTGTCAAGCACTTTCTACCGCGCACTAGTCGTGCTATGTCTTGCGAAGCATGGCACACGTGCTATCGCGTAGCGCATAGCAACTTTTCAATTATAGAATTACACAAAAATTGCGTATGAGTGACAGCAAAATCCGTGCCAACTAATGTAAAAGCCCCCGGCACCCCTCTTGCATATTGCATTTCACGTGCCAATCAACATAAATCAATACTAATCATTGCGCCATGCGTCAGGGCATATTGCCATACTATGGATTGTGGTAGCGCGGAATGCCCTACTACATGTGGTATGCACAGCGGCAATGTGCCTGTCTAGACAGGTGCGAGCGCCGTGCGACTACCACGGGTAGTGGTACGCGGCTGGCGCACTACCAGCTACGCATCCTGCGCGTGTGGCACACGCCCTGCACTACTGGAAAGTGCGCGAACGCCACCGAAGCAAGAGTAGGCGGAGACCAAGCCGGGCGCGCACAGTGGGACCACACTCACGCAAGAGGAAGACCCACACGGCACGGGACGCGACGCTAGTTTAACTGACGGGCGTTTGTACCGTTCAGGACTCTAGTAAGCCACGACGCGCACCCTCCGGAAGATCAACGATCCTACGGATGCGGTTGACAACCATGATCCGTAGGATTCGGCATTGTCGCGGGCGCTGCCCCGTGGGGCGCCCGTTACACGGCACGCTGCGCGCTAGCGCAGCAATGATTGTTTGACACGACGCTAGGCGGACAGTGGCAGGGGTGAAACCCCAACGGCTACGCTAGGATAGCTGCCTCTGACTGTCTCGGGGGGAAAAAGCCAATGGCGACGCTAGTTTAGCTGCCCCGAAGGGTAGCCTGCCCGTAGGCAGAGGGGGCCAGTGGCCCCCGTAGGCACAGAGGGAGTTTTTATTTAAAAAATATATATTATATATAAAGTATATATAAATTATAAACTTCCTCTATAGCTATGGGCACCGGCAGACCCCGCTGCGCGGACGCACACGGGCAGGAAATCGGCGAGGCGGGTAACTGCGCGTCAGCGTTGCGGAAATCGGGTGTTGACAGTCAGAGGCAGGTAAGATAGGGTAGTTGTTGACGAAAGCCGGTGTAGGTTGTCAGTGTCATGGGAGGATAGGCAATGGCGACGATTCGCGAGCTACAAAATCTTCGCGAAGATGCGGTCTACATCGCAGCACAGTTACAGAACCATCCCGAAAAGTTCCTGACTATGGAGCGTGATGCATTCGTAGAATTGCGGATGCACATACAAGAAGCGTTCAATATAATCAGCGTAGATTAGTGACAAGCCCAGCGCGTCGCCAGTGCGAATGCTGCAAGCGCCGACCGCGCACGCTGCGCAGTAGCCTCTGTGTGGACTGTGCGACGCTACGACGCGCCGGCTGGCTCCACGCACTATGCACTACCGCGCTACACACAGAGTGCCCACGCCTGCTGCGCATCGCAGGACGCGCTAGCGCGTGGTATCAAGTAGTTTGCAAGTGTAGTTGTCATGTAGGAGGATAGCAATGAAACTTAGCGCGCTACTCAAAACACAAGACGGCCGCTTATGGGCAGCGATATTTGCGTTAGGCTATCGCAAATGGACATGTAGTGCATGTGGCCAACATTTCTACGAAGCAAAACATGTAACTATGCCGCGTTGTATATACTGCGGGAAGTGAAGCATGTGGATCATGCTCCTGGTTACACTACTCGGTCCCGGTGTAGTCGAAGTACGCGCCGTAGGCGCATA